CGAGATTTTGTGGTTTCGACAGCAGTCCAAGCCAATCCTTTTTTGGGGGCTTGATGCAAGTAAAGATTCCTTACAAGCCTAGAGATTTACAGGCTGAGATGCACTCCAGCGTAAAGCGTTGGAACGTGCTGGTGATGCACCGCCGCTTTGGCAAGACGGTCTGGGCAGTCAATCATTTGATAAAATATGCGCTGACTTGTGAGCTACCACGGCCACGGGTTGCGTTTATTGCGCCTACCTTTACGCAGGCCAAGCGTATTGCTTGGGATTATGTGAAATACTATGCGGGTGTCATTCCCGGCGTTAGCTTCAATGAAACAGAACTAAGGGTTGATTTCCCTAATGGCGGTAGGCTGATGCTATTGTCTGCTGAGAACCCTGACAGCTTGCGCGGTATTTATCTTGATTTGTGTGTATTTGATGAGTTTGGTATGCAAAACCCAAGGGTATGGGGGGAGGTTGTACGCCCAGCCCTATCCGACAGAGAGGGTGCGGCTGTATTTCTAGGCACCCCGGCAGGACATAATCATTTTTATGATTTATTAGAAACTGCCAAGTCAGAGACAGAGAACGGGTCTGACCAATGGTACTGGAAGATAGTCAAAGCATCTGAGAGTGGCCTTGTTAAGGAAGAAGAACTAGAAGCCGCTAGATTGCAAATGACAATGGAACAGTACGAGCAGGAATACGAATGTTCGTTCACAGCCGCCATTATTGGCGCATATTACGGCAAACTACTGGCAGATGCAGAAGATAACGGCAGAATAACCAGAGTACCGTATGACCCAGCCTACCCTGTGCATACAGCTTGGGATCTGGGGATAAATGATTCAACAGCCATCTGGTTTGCCCAGATATTTAGAAGTGGAGCAGTAAATGTCATTGACTACTATGAAAGCAGCGGTGTTGGACTGGATCACTACGCTGAAGTCCTACGTCAAAAAGATTATCACTGGGGCGATCACTTGGCTCCGCACGATATTGAGGTTCGGGAAATAGGTTCCGGCAAAAGCCGCTTAGAAACTGCATTTAGCCTTGGCATACGGTTCCGGGTGATACCAAAGATGAAAGTGGCTGATGGCATCAACGCAGCCAGAGTATTGATACCTAAATGCCACTTTGATCGTGATAAATGCGCTGAAGGCGTAGAAATGTTGAAACAGTACAGGCAAGAATGGGATGAACGTAGAAAAATGTTTAGGGACCATCCGCGCCATGACTTTACGTCACACGCTGCGGATGCGTTTAGGTATCTGGCTATTGGGCTGGAGAATAGGCAAGCTTCTGTTCGCGCACCGCAGAAAATTGCAGTCAATGAGTATAATCCGTTTACAATATGACAAAGCAAGACGTAGAGGACATAGTTTATTTAATAAGATCAAGCGATTACCATAACTGGTGGGGCAAAGAACACTTTATCAACCTAATCAAGACACCGTACAGCTTAGGGCAGTATGCGGTAATTAGGAAGGAGCATACGCCAATATGTTTTGCAACATGGGCGTTTCCTAATGAAACCCACATAAAAGAGTACCTACTAGAGCATAAGTTCCCGGCAGAGGGCTTTTATGGAGAAGGCAAAGACCCTTGGATAGTTGATTTCATATCGGTTGGTGGTATGCGTAATACAGCAATAGGTTTTAGAAAATTGAAAAGTATGTTATCAAAAGAAGGTTATAGTCAGGCGTTTTGGTTTCGCACTGAAACATCCAAACTTGGATTTCACGATTGGAGTTAGTCATGGGCGGCATTATTAAGGCTGGTAAAAAAATATTGAAAGGCGTTGGCAAGGCTGCTGGCGAGGCTTTTGAGGAAGTCATTGAAAAGCCTGTAAAAAAAGTAGGCAAGGAAACATTTGATATTGTTGCTGGCACCACGGACGAAGAACGCAGGGCTATACTTGGCGATATGCCTGATATGACCCCAGAGGTAACTCCAGAGGTAACACCAGAGGTTGTCCCTGATGACACAATGCTTGGCCGTGGAACGCGCCGTACAAGAGCCTTAAAGCGTTCTGGCGCGGCTGGTACGCTTATGGAAGGTTATGGAGTAACATACGCCAAGCCTAGCCCTAAAGCACCGACAGGGGGTTCATAATGAGTTTTTTAAGACCAAAGGTTATCATGCCGCCAGCACCGCCTCCACCACCGCCACCAGCGCAAGCCAATGACCAAGACACAGAACGCGCTATGGCTTTAGCTGAAGAGGGCGTAAAAAAGGTTAGAAAGAAGAAAGGTGCTGGCTCAACCATAGTTGCTGGCGCACTTGGCGAAGAAAAGCAGCAAGGACCATCAGGCGGCGCACCAACTTTATTGGGGTAAGTCATGCACATGAATAACATCAAAGAATTAGTCAGCAGATATGATTATCTCAAAACCCAGCGCGACAACTGGAACAGCCACTATCAAGAGTTGGCTGACTATATGCTTCCAAGAAAAGCAGACGTTGTTAAAAGTCGCTCTAAAGGCGACAAGCGCATGGAGCTTATCTTTGATGGCACAGCCCTACAAGCTGTAGATCTTCTTTCTTCGAGTCTCCATGGCCTTCTCACAAGCGGTGCTGCGCCTTGGTTCCATCTTGATATGAAAGATGAAAACATTGGTCGTGATGATGATGTGCGTGAGTGGCTACAAGACACAAGTCATAGGATGCTAAGAGCGTTTGATCAGTCAAACTTTGGCACTGAGGTCCACGAGATGTATGTTGACCTTGTTGTGTTTGGCACAGGCTGTATGTTTGTCGAAATGGAAGGGGGTGCGCTACGTTTTAGCACCCGGCACATATCAGAGTTTTACATACAGGAAAATCAGTTTGGATTAGTCGATACCGTTTTCCGTTCATACAAATCACCTGTGCGCCAAGTGGTGCAACGGTTTGGTTTAGAAAACGCAACTGACTTTATTGCAAAGAAATTTCAAGACAAGCCTGATGAAGAAATAGAGATCTTGCATGTTGTTATCCCAAGAGAGGACAGAGACAAGACAAAGCTTGATAACAAGAACATGCCATTCGCATCAATTTATATTGATATGCAGTCGCAAGCTATGCTTTCCGAAAGCGGTTTCCAAGAGTTCCCTTACATTGTTCCACGATATTTGAAGGCAACTGGTGAAACAATGGGGCGTTCCCCCGCGATGGTTGCGTTGCCTGATGTCAAGATGCTGAATTTGATGTCTAAGACAATCATCCAAGCTGCCCAGAAACAAATAGATCCTCCCCTACTTGTTCCTGACGATGGGTTCCTCTTACCCATACGGACGCAGCCGGGGGGATTGAATTTCTTTAGAAGCGGTAGTAGAGACACAATCACACCGCTGAACACAGGCGCAAACATTCCAATCGGCATTAACATGGAAGAACAGCGCAGAGGTGCTATTAGGTCTGCGTTCTTTGTTGATCAGCTTCTTACAGGCGGTGGGCCTAACATGACTGCCACAGAAATCTTGCAGCGGCGGGAAGAGCAGCTAAGAGTGATTGGCCCAGCCCTTGACAGACTGAAGAATGAAATGCTCCGTCCGTTGATTGACCGTGTGTTTGCTTTGATGCTCCGCGCTGACATGCTTGAAGCGGCTCCAGAAATATTGCAAGGGCGTGATGTAGACATTGAATATATCTCACCGCTAGCACGCGCACAAAAGTCAAGCAGCCTCAACAGCACAATGAAGGCACTAGAGATATTGATGCCGCTTGCTCAAATGCTTCCTGTCGGGGACCACATAGACCCTGATGGATTGGTCAGGCACGTTACTGAATCACTTGGAGTGCCTAAAACAACGCTAAGGTCTAACGCTGAGATACAGCAAACCCGTCAACAAAGACAGATGGCAGAGCAGGAACAGGCGGAATCCATGCAAGAAAGCCAAGATGTGCAAGACTTAGCGCAGTTGGCACAGGCTAGTAGGATGATTAGCAAGTGAACAAAGAAATAGAAAAGACAAAAGATCTTTATAAACAGACATTTAATACAGACAGTGGGGCTAAAGTCCTAACTGATCTGGAAGCTAGGTGTAACTTTAATACACTTAGCTATGTTGCTGGCGATGCCAATGCAACAGCGTTTGAAGAAGGCAAGAGGGCCGTAATTCTTCATATCTACAACATGATGAGAGAGGAGTCATAATGTCATTAGAAAACGCCGAACAGGTAGCCCAGCCAGAGGCAACCCCTGCGCCAGCGATTGAAACGCCAGCAGAGGTAGCATCAGGCGGGTCTGGTAACGAGTTTTTGAACATGATACCAGAAGACTTGCGAGAGCATCCAAGTCTTTCACCTATTAAAGATGTACCAAACCTAGCGCGGTCATACGTCAACAGCCAAAAGCTAATTGGTGCTGATAAGCTGCCATTGCCAGCCAACCCTACAGACGAGGATCTTGACAGGATTGCTGACAGGCTGGGCAGGCCAGAAGCAGCATCAGGCTATGAGATAGCTGTAGACGGCAACATCATCACAGACGATGTGGCGCAAGATTTTGCAGAGATGGCACACGCGGCAAGGCTCACACCAGCGCAAGTCAATGGTGTACTGGAATATTACAAGAGCCGCGTTGAAGGCACT